GTACGGGAAATATTCCTAATAGAATTATCGTGTGCATGCCCGAAATTATTTCCTGTGTCTCCATGCTTACCTTTATTATTTATAAAGTTAGCAATTGCACTGCTTGCTATTTTCCTAAGCCCTTTTGGATCTGCCCTTTTACCCCCTTTAAGTGAATATTCTTCACCTTCAACTGCTAATGTTTTTTCCAATGATTCAAGAGCAGTTGACGGTAAGTTATCAAGTTGTCGCCAGTCATAATTCTTCATTAGAAAACGATACATCTCATTATATACTGAGTATGACCCTTCTTGGTTTTTTCGTTTCTCATGGTCCTGTTGTTTATTTGCATAAGCCATCAGTCTTCCTCCGTATCAATCCTGTTAGCTGGGTCATGCTCTTTACAGTAATGCTTATTATTAATCCACAATACAGCAGGTTTGTTACAGCCTTTTACACAACATGTATCATCATACATACCACTGCGAGGCATTGCAGATGGTAATACAGTAGTCTGCTGAACTATTTGAGCAGGTGTTTGAACTGTAGTTTGTTCAGTAGTTTGCTGTAACTGTTTATCAAAATCACTATCTGGCTGTGATTTAGATATTGCCTTACGTGTATTGTTGAGAATAGTCATAATATCATTAATCTGGTTAATAGTATTAAGATTAATCATTATAGCCAATCTGTTACTGTTGCTGGGTTAACGTTTCTCATACGTTCCCAGGCAGACTTATCCTTCTTAAGGAAAGCCTGGAATGCAAAACGTGCATCAGCCAACTCTGACTGTACACCCATAATATTAGACTCATTCAATGCTGAGAACTTCTCAGCTAAACGAGCAACTAAATATCTATAGACCTCTGGAGCAGGGTACACAAGCTTTGTGTCAGGTGTCCATCCAAGTTCTTTTATTCTTGGTTTTTCTTCCTTCTGAGCAACATAATCAATATTGCTAACATCTGCCCAGTTATGTGCAACTGTATAGCGTTTTAAAGTACCATTAAGATTAACAACGTCACCATCATCGGGATCAGCTGGCAAAACAGTTACAGAAGGCACTTTTTCATAATTATAATCTGTTGCATATCTGTTGTACCAGTAACCTTGTGTCATTTTAGCAACTGTACCGTCTGAACATTTATACTCGAAATAATTTTCAACATAAATGACAGAGTTTATTTTTTCAGGAAGGTGTTCTGTATTCAATAAAATCTCATCAAAATCATTCCAATCCCGTACAATTACTCCCATACCAGTCTTATCATTATAATGACACTCAAGGTATTCTACATTATCATTACGTCCAACCCATTCAAATGGATTGTAATCTGTCCACTGCATGTCTTTATCAAAGAAACCTGATTTCCATTCAGCAGTGACAGAATGCTGATAAGAACAGAAAATGTATGGGAAATCGCAAGTAATATACTTAAGCTCCCATGTGCCATTTTCATCACCAGGTTGTATAACATCAGCAGTAATGTCAATTACTTCTGTGTTTAATGGATTACGATGCTTAAGTACCCACTTTTTAACACTGGCTATCTGTTCTGGTGTTACAGTTTTATCACTCACATTTAATAAGTTGTCACCAACAAGTTGATACAGATTGTATATAGAATTACGTTCAATATCATGGCCATCAGGATAAAGCTTAGGGTCACGGTTATGATGTGTAAAAAATATCTGAGCAGGTTGCGGACAATATTCTAACCACACACTACTACGCTCTGCATCAGGACACCACAAATCTGTACCAGAAATAAGATATGTATATCTGTCAAGTAATTCCATATTGTTTGCTTGACGGAAAAGCATTCTGTTATTATCCATTGGTCCCTGAGCACTGTATATCATTACAGAGTTCTTTACAAAACGTGGTAGTTTTGTAAGTTTCTTAGTAAGTTTTACAGTTTTAGAATAATACCCAGAGTCTATCATACATATCTGTGAATAAATATCACTCCATACGTAGTTCAAGAAATTAATACAATCTGAGAAAGTGTAACTGTTAAGTGACTTTGTTTGAGCAAGTCTCATTGCATCTTCTAAAGCGTCACTTGCAAAAGGACATACATCTACTTGTAACATACAGCCTCCTACCACAAATTCTCTTGTTTAGCTTTATCGGCACCCTTCCAATAACCAAACCTATTATTATGAGTAAGAATAGCTTGTTGCATATTGTCATACTGCCAAAGGTCGCCTGTAACTCTTACATTTGCAAGCATATATGCTGTATTTTTATCTTTGCCTTGTTTCTGATATTCTTTAGCAAGCTCATCAACGGCTTGTTGTAAGAATACTTCACCCTTCTCAGGTGGTACAACGCCACCAGTTATAATTTGGCCAAGCATACTTGCAAGCATTGGATCGTCACCTTGACTGAGATTATACAACGCAACACCTGTTTCTGTGCCGAAAGCTCTTTTGAAATAGTCCATACCCTGTGCAAGTATCTGTTGTGATTCTGCGCCTCTTATCATATTTGTCATAGCAACAATAGCATCACGTTCAGAAAGAGCAATTCCGTGTAACTGCATATAAGCCATTTTAAATGCTTCAAGATCTTTACGGTTGACAGCATCTTGTAAAGCAATAGCTGCACTTTTCTGCTGTGTATCAAGCTGCTGAGCCTGGTCCATTGCACGTGTTTCCATTGTACTTATCTTTGGTCTATCATAACCAAGGCCATAATCTTTAATACCACCAGTTTTACGAGTACCAATGCCAATAACATGCTCTGTAGGCCTGTTGTTGTATCTGTCAGCTTCTCTAGCAAGCCTTAAAGTAGTACTATAGTCACGGTCATTGAACATACCGTACTGACTTTCACCCTTCGCAATATCTTTGCCAGCATTTTCATCAAGTTCACTTTTATCTTTATTGTACTGTTCATTTTCAAGATTTCTGGTTTCATCAGAGGCTTTTTTATTTGCATCATTTATTTCAGATATAGCTTGGTCCTTTTTATCATTGATAGCTTCAGCTGTTTCTTTTTTCTTGTCATCATTTAATGCCATATCCGTCTCCTATTTTACCATATTCTTGGTAGCTGTTACACCTCTACCTAACTGGTCAAACGCACCTGAGCTCATGCCTTCTCTAGCAAGTTCTCTAGTTAAAGCAGCATTTCCTGCTGTTGCATCTGCAATCTGATAAGTTCCAAGAACTTTGTCAACAAAATCACCAACTTTATTCAAAGCAATTTGCCAGTTGTTACCACGACGAATTCTATCCTGTCCCCATGCTTCAGTAGCTTTTTCTTTTCTACTTGGTCCATAAATATCATTTTGTCTAGCACTGTTTGTACGGTTTGCAGCCATAAGAGCAGCTGCAAGCCTATTACCATTGTTAGCAGCAATATCTCCACCGGCACGTGCAAGTTGCCCTACAGCCTGAACCCCTGCTTTAATTGCCCTTTCTTTTACTCCACCTGTAAGAAGGTTGTACATATTTTTTCGCTCTGTCTGTAGTTGCTCCATTGTATTAGGATCTGTCCAGTCAGATTGATATTTGCCATTATCACCTGTATCATCTATAACAGTACCAAATAGTCCTGCCAGGCTCTGAAGGTCATTAAGGTCATCATCAGTTGGGTCAGGTTGTCCAGCAGCATTAAAGAGCATGCTAAGAGCACTTTTATCACCTGCTGCAGCTCCTTTTGCAACGCCTTTGAACTTATCAGAAGACAAAAGTTTAAGTAATGTCATTGCTGTTCCGCTATCCATATTATACCCCCAATTTAGCTAAACGAGCTTTAAGGTCCTGAATCTCACGAGCCAAGTCACCTATTGCGCCTGCATTCATCATAGCAAGCCTGCTTGTATCAACAGTCTTTACTCCTTCAGGTGTTTCTTTTACACATGCAGGATTTACCTGTTCAATATCCTGAGCCATAGGTCCAATATGTTCCTGATTAGGGTCTATATTAGGATCTACTTGTGTGGCTTCAGGTTTATAGTTGTATACATAATTCTTAATGTTATCTGCATAAGCACCGAGAATAGAGCCATCTTCATCATTCCAACTGTCATAATCATTAGGGTCATAATCTCTATCGTTGTGGTGGAAAGGACCTTGCTGTTTTACAAGCCACATCATGTCTTCACGAGAAGGTCTACCATCACGGTCCCAGTCTTCTTTTATCCACTTCATGCGAGCATCACACAGGCACTTCTTAATATCTTTTACACGTGAATCTGATGGCGGATCTTTTGTAACTGTCATGTTATCATTCATCTGGTCCATTTCATTAGCACTGAAGTTTCGTGAAGCATCATTTCCAGTACCAGCTCTTCCTTGTCTTAGCTGTTGCATTACACTCTGACCAGCTTCACCATTATTTGCAATAAATTCCTGTTCCCAGCTGTTAATGTCATTTTCATTCTTATGCTGTCCTGCCTGAATAGGTGTAACGCCTTGAGATATTACCCAGTCATATAGTTCTTTATCAGCTGCACCTTCCTGACCAGATCGTAAGTCTTCACCTTTTGATGAACCTAACAACGCATTAATTACATGTTGTGGGTTACCAGAAGGCATTGAAGCTGGTTCTTCTGGTTTCTGTTCTGGTTTCTGTTCTGGTTTCTGTTCTGGTTTCTGTTCAGGTTGCTGTTCAGGTTGAGCTGGTTCACCTTTTGAAAGAGCAGCTGCCCAGTTCTTGTCTTCAGTATAATCACGAGACTTAAACTGCCATTGCTCAGATATGTTTCCTACTTCTGTAGCTTCCTGCTGATTTGCCTGTTCTTCTTCACGACGTTGATTAGCAACACTCTGCTGTTGATCTTGACGTTGTATCTGTGATTGAACATCAGGTGCATTTGTTTTACGAGCGAGTGCTGCACCAGCTCCAAGTACACCGGCTTTCTGTACATTTTGTCTGTTCTCTGCATCATTTTGTACAGAAGCTATTTTACCAGCTTCAGAATAAGGATTCTGATTAGCAATCTGTTGTGCTCGTTGAGCCTCCATCTGATTTGTAGCAGATGCATTTCTAAGGTTTTGTGCTTGTTCTTTTGCACCCTTTGACTGTATATCTGCAAGATTTCCTGTAGGCTGTCCTCTAACTGCATTACCAATATTGTCATAAAAGCTTTGAGAGAACTGTAAACCAAGTCCTTTCTTATTATTACCTTTACTCATATCTTTACCACCGTCATTTGATCCCTGGTTATCTGTTCCCTGGTTATCTGTTCCCTGGTTATCTGTTCCCTGGTTATCTGTTCCCTGGTTATCTGTTCCCTGGTTATCTGTTCCCTGGTTATCTGTTCCCTGGTTATCTGTTCCAGACTTACTATTACCACTAGAAAACTGTTTAGAGAGTTCTTCTGTCTGCTCTTTCTGTATGTCAGCAAGATCTCTACCTCTTTCTACAGAATTTACAACTGCAGTGTTATTATGGTCTTTCTCAGCTGAACGCAAAGAGTCATGTGTTAACTTACGCTTGGCTTTAGCTTTATTCTTAGCCTCATCATAAGCTACATATACCTGTTTTTTAGCGGCTTTTGCATTATCAAGGTCACTTTTTGCTTTATTAATAGCTTCTTGATCACCTGATCTAAGAGCGTCATTATATTGCTTCTTGGCGTTCTTTTCAGCGTCACTAGCTTTTGATAATTCTTCATTACGTATTGACCTAGCTGTAGACAAGGCAAGCCTATATTCAGAGTCCATCTTATCCCAGGCTTCAGCCATGCTTCTTTGTTTTGGTGCGTTACCTGCGTTGTATATCTCTACAATATTTGAGTCACCTGCTGCCATATTTAATTACCTTTTATTCTACAGAGCCACCGAGTTTCTGTATATCTTTTGTAATGTCATCAACCCATGTCTGCTGTGCTTTCTGAATATCAGGCCTATCAGGGTTTTCAGCCATAATCTTTTTATGTGTCTCAAGTTCTTGTCTAAGCTTTTCTATTTTCTTTGCATTTTTGCTTGCTTTTTTAGTCTCATTTTGTTTATGTACTATATCATTATACCTTTTAGCATTTTCAGATGTTAAAAATGCACGATCTTCTGGTTTACGTGACCCAGCGGCTTTGCTATATTTCTGCATAAACTGCATATCATCATTTAAACCATTGCCATTTTTAATAGCCTGTATGCCTTTATTATAAAGGTCGTCAGAAAGACCTTGGGCTTTCATAGCATCAAGTTCTTCCTGTGTTGCACCAATGATACTATTCTCATTATAAGTTGGCTTTACATTACCATTTGCAATGTCAGCTTTCATCTGGTCTTTTGTACCACGTACAGTATTACTATCAACCTGTTGTGTCTGACGTGCTGTTTTTTTCTTTGCCCAGTCAATATCTGCCTGAGTAATTACGTGTGTTGAACCATCAGATCGAACAATGAAATCACCTACACTTGCACCTGCGACGCCTTTATTAGAGTTTGCAACCTGTTTTCCTTTTGGTTTATCTTCAGTTTTTGTATCCCGTGCCTGTGCAGGTTGAGGTGTCTGTGCTGGCTGAGTTTTACCATTATATGACATACTGTTCATAGCTCTGGCCATTGCTGCGTCAGTATTGCCAATCCAGCCTTTACCACTAATATCAAAATTACTTGGTACATTGTATCTTACTTTTGCGCCATTTTCAATAGCACGTAAAGTATATTTATTTATAGGACCGCTTGCACGAGCTTCATTCAACTGCTGTGTAATCCATTCGTAAGCTGTTTCAGGAAGAGGTGTACCATCTTTATCCTGTTCAAATCCTGTACGTCTTCCGGCATTCTTTGTTACATCAAGGTTATTAGAAAACTTGTCACCTCTACCATAAGACTTCTTATTACCCTGTTCATCAGTATAGCCAGCTTCATTCATTTTACTAGTGATCTTGCTAATATAGTCAGCAGGATTATATATACCATCTGCAGGTTTATTACTTTCAGTTGTCTGTGCCTGTGCCTGATTGTTCTGTTCTTTTAGTGCAGTAAGTCTTTTAATCTCTGCATCAATTTCTTCATTAGTCATAACTTTACCTCTTTATTCCTTTATTTTATACTATATTACGTTACATGTAAATGTATCATAATTCCTTTAACTTCTGGACGTCAATCTGTTGTGTCAACTGCTCAGTACGTCTCTGCGTAACAGTCTTGCTTTCACAATCAATACTTGATATAGCAATGTATTGGTCTGACCAGATGTGCAAACGTTCTCTGTTACCAATACCATTCTTACTCTGAAATCTGAAGCTATAATAACCATAACTTCCGTTTCTGGTAAATAATTCCTTAGTAAGGAATACGTGTGTAACTTCTGATTTACGCTTTCCACCTGGTGTCATTGTTTCAGCACAAATGTTTACGCAAGCATAATTATCTACACCATATAACAAGTCCATTTCAATAGGCCAGCAGAAAGTAATGTTCCACTCAAACATACAATCAGTATCCTCAGACTGACCGAGAGCACTTGTTACAAGAACAAATGGATTATACGTCCAACCATCAATACCATGTACATCTTGCATAATGTTATCATATACCTCAGAGTATTCACGGTGTGTAACATATTTATCTCTACTCATCTTTTTCCATTTGTTATAGTTATCTTTTACTGAACGTTCCATGTATTCACAGAACACAGCACGATTAATTATAACACGGTTAGGCCCCTGATAAGCGAAGCCACAAGGTAATGACACACACTTATACCATGAACGGTCATTGAATATTGTTGTTATAGGTGGTGGCAACTCACCAGACACTTCTCCTTTTGAAAGTACTGGTATAATAATGTTATCAGCTTCAGCGTCTTTGTCTTCTACTTCTTCATTTAATCGTTTGAAAGTCATTAGACAAGGCATTACAACTTCCTGGTTTACAAAGTCCCAATAACCTTTTTGTATATCTCTAAAGCGCTCCATCATGTCTACTTTTGTAAGACTAGAGCCAGAGAATGCATAATAACACCGTGTAGCTTTAGAATAGAAGAATGCTTCAGTTGGAGTGCTACCAATAAACTTAAGACCAAGGCTTGGTATAAGCTCAGTAATAACATTACCTGCTTCAGCTGGCTGCACAGAACAGATATACTCTTCTGTTGCTCGATAAACATTTTTACCTATTGTAAAGTCTACACTCAAAGGAGCTTTATAAGCAGCATTGGTATCTGTTACCTGAGCAGTTACAAGTGACGTTACACCTTCAACTACTGCAAGAGTAGCAGCTGTCATGGTCTTGACACAAGCAGGTAATGTACTCACAGGTTCTGTAAATACAGGCACGGCCCATCTTACAGCATCTTTATCTTCACCAATTGTTCCTGCTTCAAGGCCTTTTTCTTTAGAAGCAATTGTCATTACTGTGTATAATTTATCAATTGAATCTACTGCCTGAACAGGTTCAGATTCAAAGTTACCTTGCAGTTCATTAGCAGGACAGATGTTACTACGCTTAAATCTGTCATTTATCTGGAACGAATACAAGAATGACTGCCTATTTTTATTCATACCAGGCGAACCAACTAGATTTACCATTCTAAATGAAATACCATCAAATGCATGATACAATTTATCTTGGAAAATAGTGTTATATCCTGTACAGTTTAATGCTAACGTGTTTGGTGTTATTGCCCAAGGCCTCATATACGCTTTTTCAATACCACGTTTGACTTCAATTGCGCTATAAGGACATGCAACACCACAGAATGTATTACTAACTATGATATTTGATGGAGGACAGTTAGTAATTTTTGTATCTTTTACTGTTACCCACTGAGCAAGCCCTTGTGTTGCACACTGCGCAAGATCCCAAGACTTATCTATTATAAAGTCATGAATCAGTGACGTTGTGAACGCTGGGTCTGACACTGCAATATTTTCATTCTTAAATGGTTCATTAGGCAAGAAGCGGCATACTCCTTCTACACATGCCATATCATCTGGTAAGTTTCTTTCTTCAGCTTTACCAAATGCACTAGCTTGATAAAATGGAACATTACCCTTCATATAATATGCACGATAAGTATCACCAGGTTTATCAAAATCAGACATACCATGTGCAGCATTCCAAGCGAGTGCATCCCCACAGTATGCAACAGCTTCACTCTGTATTCCCATTTTATTTTGTGAATAAGCTGGTTTATACCATGTCATAATACTATTACACATATTCATAACACCGTTTGTATAGTATTTAGCAGAGTTAAGTGTTAATGCCCAAGGAGTATTTCTGGTACCACACTCTACCCATTCATCAGTATACTTAACTTGGCCTGACTGAGCTCCAAAGCATGGCCACATGAATGTTTCATTTTTCTCACCATATTTATGCTTACCTTCAACAGATAATGCATGACGTGATACTTGACCATCTATATTTACTGTAACACCTTTTGCACAAATTGCGTCAAGTATTTTTTCTAGCTCAACAAGAGCAATCTCTTTTGCTTTTACAGCAAGTTCTATTACCATTGCAGCGGCTTTCATAGCTGCACCTACAGCACCAAGAGAGTTACCACAAACCATCTGTTGTCCAACACACTCAGCTTGTCTACTTAACCACTCTGCTGTAGCTCTTTCAACAGCAATTATTGTTTTGATTTGTAGTGTAGTTAAAGAACGTATACAAAAATAAAATTGCTGTACTTTACCTTCTACTTGTGTATCGGTAACTGACTGTGCTACACAGTTAGCTACCATCTGATGTTCTACAAAGCCAGGTCCTGCAAATACACGCTGCTGGTCTGATGTACTATAAAACATATCTAAAGACTTAATGCCTGTTACAACCGATGTAATACCTGAGTCATTTTTAGACTGTGTCATTATAGCTGATGCAAGCATATCGCCAGTATTTGCAACAGCATTATCTACAAATTTACGCCCAGAATCTTTAATAGCACTTGTGTTTACTTCTTCATTCATTGATACTTTTTTATCAAGGAATTGTAGACTATCTGCAAATGCTGAAACTAATACAGCTAAAATAGTACTATAATAATTCAATGAAGTACTGGCACACTGTGTAAACTTTTGCTTATCAAATGTAAACGCACTAGATAATACGGGGTCAGTCTGTTTGTTATTTACTTCAGAAATACCACTGTCTGTTTTACTATTTGTTATTTCTTTTTCAGGCAAGCTTTTAGAACTATTGTAATGTACATAAGCATACTGACCAAATGTTTGCTGCAAGTAAATGAGCTGTGCATAGCGTGGTGCAACTGAGTAAATGAGTGGATAACCTATTAAACCCATAAATGACTGCCAAACAAAGTTTGCAAAAGCATCAAAAATAAACATAGACGCAAAAGGTGATATCTGCACAAATAAGTCTGCAAATACAGAACTTGCAAATGAAGGACTGTTATAAATTGCTGCAAAGTTATTAGTTACAGGTATTAATTGTTTTGTAAAATTTCCACCACTAAAAGTTAAATGTGAAACAATACCATATAGTCTATTTTTTATATACCACTGTTGTTCACTTGTACCTACAACTTTTGCATCAATATTATTTATTTTGTCAACTGAGCCTACTTCATAAGCAGCATCTAGATTATTTACATCTTGATCATCACTCATAAGAACACTTAAAGGTTGAACAGTGCCATTAAATCCCCTATCAGTATCAAAATAATCATTAGGTATCTGGCCACCAGTTAAATCACCATGTAAACCAACATAGCCATAACCTTGTATACATTTTGTAAGTGTGAAGTTATTAAGGTTAATTACAAAAGCCCACTGGTCAAAATTGTTTCCTAAGTGACAACCAATTATCATCCAATCGCCTACAATTGTATGTGACCAGTCTGCCTTAGAAAGCATTTGGCCTGCAGTAATAGGATTATATGTATTAAATAATGCAGTGTTACCATTAGTAGTTACATCATTTAACTTCTGACCTATTTCTCGTTGACGTATTCTTATTCGTTGTGTGCCTACAACTTCAAAAACTTTACGAGGGTTATAAAATGTAAGTAAAATAGAACCTAAGTCTTCTTGTGCTGTAACAAAAAGTGCTGGCCGATTAGACTTATAAACATTAGTAGTAAAATACCTAGTTATATTAGTTGGTAGTATATTATCACGACTTACTTCAAATACTTTCTCAAAGCGTTCACCATTCCAATCATCTAGCTCTTTAGTATTACGTTTAAGAACAAAAGCATACTTATTAAGCTCAAGAACATGTGTAGCATCTATCCACCAGTAGTTTTCAACTTCAACAGTTGTATTCCACTGTTGTTTTAGCAGCTGATATTGTCCTTCTGGTTTTAGTTTTCCTATTACTTTAGTTTTATCAGGTTTACGTATGTCAGTAGACAATACTGAAATACCTGTATCAATACTCAAACTAAAGTCCCAAGTAAACGTCATACCTTGCCATTCAAATGAAACTATTGAACCATTAAATGTGCCGTTATATACTGCTTTTAAATATGCCATATACTGTGTAGACACTTTACTTTCAACTTTTACATGCTGTCCATCATTTATAGTAACAACAGACACATCTACGCCAGTCTTAGGTGAAGTAACACTCTGCTGATTTATTAAATATACTATTTGACTAGTGCCATCAGTTATCACACATTTATTACCATCTGAAGATAACAATGTGTAGTTAGAAATTTGAACAAACTTTGCACTATTATTCTTGTAATTTAATTCTATCAATGTAGGTATTATCACATTTTCAGCTGTACCTGCACATGTTACTATAGACACGTCTTCAACGTCGTTGTGTAATATTAACTGATTTACATCACCGGTTGTAATCTCATTAGCACTGTCATAATGCAATACATAATTTCCATTAGGAAAATTAAGTACAATATCACGCGTAAGATTATTAAAATCAATTTCCTTAAGTGTACAGTTTACGTTACTTATAAGTGATTTGTCATCTGTATAGAATTTATGCTGTAAATAGTTTGTATTTTTATTTGAAAACACTTCATTTGCACTTATAGGAAATCTACGAACTATAGGTGTCCAATCAAGTTCAAGAATTGGAGACTGACCAGTCATTATTAAGTTACCTGAGCTATTGTCTGGACTTCCCCATGCAACCCCAGGTATATAATAATCTGCTACAACCTCTTCTTTATTTTCATTATATATCTTTTTAGCATAGTACATAAAGCCATTATTTACTGGTTCTAGCTTTAGCATAAAGCTACCTGTACCATTACTATTGTCTGGCTGCCTAGAGTTCTCAACTACTTTAAACAGTAAAATTGACTTATCAGTATCATTACGGTCAAAATAAATAATACCTTTATCATTACTAATCAACTCAGCTGTTGGAATAGGCATTAAAACAAAAGCATCTGTGTCATTTATATGTGTAAAGTCCTTCATTTCAGGGTACACTAATCTAATCTGTGAGTGACCCCAAACAGGCCATGCAAATTTTATACCTGAGTTAATATCACCTGTAAAATAATACTGCTGAACCTGTTCAACACCTGTGTTTAATGAGGCATCTTCGATTGTTACTTTGCCTGCTGAATAATATGCACGTAAATTACCTAGCCAGTTGCTATCTCGAGCAGGAACTTTTGACCATTTCCATGTAGTATAGTCTCTATGCTCTACCTTTTTACAGTTATAGTTTACTCCAATAGTAAGCTTAGCAGATTCAAGAGATACTTTTTCTGATACTTGTCTAAATGATGCTGAATAAGTACCTGATACTAAATTATCACTTGTAGCAGAACCGAAATAAAAAGGTATATTTATACTGTCACCATTAAACTTAATAACACCGGCTTCATGCACATTATTAACTACATACTCATTATTTACCTGTGTAGCATGATGCCATATATTAGCTGATAATTTATATTCACTGTTGTCATTAAATACAATTAAACCTGACTTACAGTTATATGGTACAGCATATTTACCAAATAAATAAACACCTGGCGTAACATATCTTATTTGTGGGTCTACATTTTTATTAATAATAATGTCAGTAAAGTCAAAATATGTATCATCATTGCTTGTAGCTTCTTCATCAAACGTATCTTGAGGACTTGGAGTATTAGGATAGTACTTTTTCCATATCTCATTCCAAGCATTTACATCATTAGTATAGCCTTGCTGTGTACCATAACTTGATTTTTTAAGATAGTCAAAGTCATATCCTGCAGCATACTGTGATACTATACGCTGTCTGTTATATGCAGGATTGTCTTTAATTACAATATTCATCACATCTACTGTGCTATCATATGCACCGAGAACTTTAGCTTTAAAGGTATCTAAATCATCAATGATATTTGTACCATCTGTCCAATAAATACCATTTACTACCTCAGCAGGTGTGCGCTTATAATATGTTTTATCTTCTGGTATACTTGTATCTGTAGAAAGCACATAATTACTGCCGTCAAATTCATACCAACCTTCTGCTGACGGATCTTCTGACCCTGTTGGTACTATAGCATCATAAGACTCTGGTGTTTTAATAAAATTAAACTTAGGAACTTTTTCAAATGGCCAGAAAGGATCTTCACTCACTTCTACAGTTTCATACGTTGTTCCAGTATACGTACCATCAGTGTACAAATCAGTATATTCTTTAGAATCTTGAGTAGATTGATAGTCATCAACTGTACCAGAGAATGTAGCAATAAGCGAATTGTCTATAGTTAAATTATTATCAATAAAATCTTGGTCATCACCTTCGTTATTATTATCAGCTTCACCGGCTAACTTAAAAGATATAATCTGTGATATGTCTTCTTTTAAATATACACAGCTATTTTTATCTAATATATTATAAGGATTGTTATAGCTAAGTTTTGTACGTGGGTCTAAGCTAAACGTTCCCCATGTATACACATCACCAAGTAATTTAGTCATATCCGCAGAACGCTTGTTTCTTATATTAGCATATCTTCTTGAATCAGCAAACCATACCTGTTTATTAAGCAAATGCTTTCTGTAATCCCAACTGGAACTTAGTGCTATTGTATTATTAAGAAATATCTGATTAAAACGATGAGTAATATTTTTTAAATATTTTGTAAGATGTGATCCGTAATTACCATCAATAGAAAATGTTCCATCACCATCCCAGATATTGCTATAAGTACCACCCATATTAAGACCAGTACCTTGCATTGTGGCAATTTCATAATTACTTGTGTTATCACATTTCTTAGCCTCAGGTTGTGTTCTATTTACGCCAAGACTAACAGTCAACCATAATGGTAATTGCCAGTCAATGACTACACCATGTTTATTTTTTGCACTTAGTTTTCTTGGCATAACACCTGCTGTATATCTATTAAAAGCAAATTGTTCAGATCCTGGTGCAATAAGTAATTTATCCTTATTTGTCTGGTCCTGATATGTAATATTTGAAAATCGTGGATAAAATTTAGATAATGTGTATGTAACATTTATAGTTTCATCAATAATACTCTGAGTATAGTCAAATGTTATTTTATTTCCTGATACTATTGGAGTAATAAGTTCTCCTCCTGGAGTTGTTAACATACCTGTTTGTGTATTATAACTATATTGACCCCAGTTATGTACAGTACCATCAAACCCATCATAACTAATACCTGCAATAGCATCACCTGTTAACTGCCCAGATAACAAAATATCAAAATCATAAGAAAATGAACTAGATAAATCTGTAATAGTAAATGCTACAGAGTAATCGTTATTAACAGTCTGTGTTATCTCAATTGTAGGGTCCACACAAGATAAAGTATGTGTAGCTGGGTTCCATGTTAGTTGGAAGTCTTTATCTTTAATTTTACCAGATATTACATTTCCATTTACAGTTAAGTCGCCTACTGCTACAACAGAATCTGTTACTACATAAGTTGTATGAATAGCATTATAACTACTTTTGCTATCATAAATATTTAATGCTTTCACATAGTTGTTATACTGACCAATGCCAACATAATAACCATTCTGCTCTGAACGATATGTATTATATTCAAAGTTATACACATTCCAGCCTGCAGCCCAACCATTCTTTTCAAACCTTAAACTGTTTGGTAAGAACTTACCTTGGTACTTTTGCCAGTTATGCTGAAACGACTGGCGTGTTAGTGGTGTAAGCATATCTGATGTAGATATGTTTAGTCCTGCTTCAAGATCTATAGGTGTTTTATTTCCGCCTTCCATTATATCTGTACCTCACCAATTTTAATAGATTCAACAAAAGCTGCCATTAAGAACAAATGAACAGAGTCAGGCACTGGAATTCCAAGTGCCTCAAACTTCACAAGTGTAGCAGCTAACATTAAAGTCACCTGTTGCCAATCAATATAGTAAGGTAATTCTGCAAAAGTTATCTTACCTTTTACTACTTCAAGTACACAACGAGCAGTAGCAAGCTGCATATAGTCAATTGGTTCCTGACGTGACTTATCTTCGTCACTTAAAGGATCATTTAAATGAACTGGTTTAAGAGATATGTATGCTGTGTCTATAAGTTTTTTTACCTCATCCCAGTCCATGTTCTCATCATTCTTTTTATACCCAGCGTTGTACTTAATATAAAGTGAAATTGCATCAGCAATAAACTCACTAAGACCAGATAACTGTGCCTGGAATACTGAATCACGTGTCTGGTCCAATGCAACTACTGCTGCAGCACTACGCATATTCTCCATATCAAAGCTTGCATTCTGGATACCTGCAATTTCATACATCTGAGTTTTATATTCAGTAATTGTACCTGCCAATTCAGGATCAAGTGGCGTAGGATTAATAACAGTCATAAGAGAATCAAGAGGTCTCTGACTATCTACATATAAACATTCACCTGCACCATTTGTAATTGATTTCATAGCAAGTTCAACATCACTGTTAAATACAGGTGTTGAGCCTTTGTAGTTACGTATAAGCTGTTGCTGTTTCGCATTCATCTTGTTAATTTCACGCTGCATAGGGTAAAGTGCATCAAACAATGATGTACTCATTACAGTTGCAAAACCAACATCCCAACGCATTATAGCTACAAGTACTTCATCAAATGGATAAGGATATTCAGGTAATACTTTACCATCAATTGATACATGACATGTATGTGTAAGACAGTTAAAATACATACACAAATCTACATTTACTTTATGATTAAGTGAATCAATAAGCTCTTTCTTCTGTTCATCATCCTTAACTAATTCTGCTACATATACAAGTGCTTGTGCTGATGGGAATGCATAATCTCTATAAAGCATCTGTACAATTTTATCTTTATTCAACTGACTTTCAAAGATACCAATTTCATAGTCACTGGCTTTACATAGTTTACCAGTAAAAGGATCAATAAATACATAAGAATATCCAAGTACTGCCGCGTCATGAAACACACCAATACAGGTCTTATTAAACTTATCCTTCTTTATATACATACGCAAAATGCGTTCAACTTCATCTTTATAGATAATATATTCAAAGTTCTGGTCCTCAGACATAAGATAAGGCACAAACTGAATTGTACCCAGTCTTGATGTAAGCTGATCAGTAATCTGTTTAAGGAAATTAGCAGATATACCAGTACCGTAGTCAGAACGTTCCTGGTCCTGCCAAGTAAATGGTGCTGCAAGATATGAGCTTTGTGCCCAGTCAGAGCTCTTGAGACTAGGGAACATCTTATTGTAAAATGCACAAATCTTCAAGTACTCTTTGGAATACTTATTTGAGATAATAGCACTTAGACGATGGAAATCAGTAGCAATTGCTTCTGGTATCTCCCAGTCTTTTGTTTTTTCACCTGGATATAGTGTTGGACGGTTTATGCCCTCAATCTCATCGTATACATAGTTTAAGCTACTTATATTCATTTCTTAGCATGCTCCCTGATAAATCTATCTACTGCTGCCTGGTCATCAAGATGATTAAAAATATCATAGTCTTCTTTTAGACTAGTATTTCTACTTTTTACTGATGATATACTTATCTTATTACCATTTTTACACTCAATAGTAATCTCAATATCTTTCTTCTGTATATCAGCAGCATGTGTGACTACTGATTCAAGAAACTCCCAGGTCCACTCAGTTTTAGCCAATGTTCTGAGAGCCTTACGTCTTTTAGCCTGTTCATAGTGTATTGTGATTATCTGTCTAAGCAAACCTGGTTCTTTGTTTTTCATTATTATTTCCTTCCAAATCCAATCAGTGCATCAAGCACACTAGCACTTGGTTTATATGCACCAGTATATTGGTCTGTCTGTGCTTTTTCAGCTGCTTTTGTTTTCTTTGTATCTGTCCAGTCAATGTTACCTTCAGTTGACCTTGATGTATTTACAGTCTTTAATTCACTTAGTGGAATATCCTGTTTAGTCATACCCATCTCAGTATACTTTTTAACAACTTGTCTATTGTGAGGTTCATTCCAGTTAATGTAGAATGATTTACCAGCTACACCACTAAGTGCTGTTTTATTCTCTTCCGGTAACCGATATATAATACGGCCTTGTGCATCTTTAATAACACGAGCATCACCAAGTTCATAATCACGTTCCATACCTTCAGTCTGACGGGCTTTAATTTCTTTCAGCGACATACCTGTAAGTCTTGCCATATCTTCGTCAGATTTACCGGCCAGTTTTTTAGCAGTACCATAATCAAGGTATAATTCATCTGCGCCTTCAGGGAAATCAGCAACTGATGTTGTATATATTTTACCTGTACTACGGTCAATCTTACCTCCAAGATCACTAATAAGCTTCATGATTTTTGGAGCCATTATTCTATGTGCTTCACTGTACTTAAAGTAATCCTGACCATCTAGACTTTCAAAATCTTGTTTACTCTTTGCATTTTTGATTGCTTCATTTTTACCTTTAAATCCACCTTCAACCTGATCAAGACGTCCTTCTGCAAAGTTTTCAACATCCATTATATTAGGATCTCTAGCACCTTTATATTCCTGATAATCAACAATACGTACTGGGTCACGGTCTGTATCAGGTGAGCCAGCTGTTACAGAGTAAGTAACATACATCTTTTTACCATCTCTATCTTCCATACGTGAAGCATATTGTGTTGCTCTACCATCACCAGATGTATGAGTAAATGCCCAACCATCTTTATACTCTGTTTTTGACTTTCTTCCACCTTTATTAAACTCACCACGTGCTTTATCAACAGCGCTTTCATGCTGCTTTACTTCAGCATTAATATCAGTCAAATTATTGCGTGCATCTTTTACTTCACCTCTTAACTTAGCTGTTTTCGCTTCTGCGACTATGCCTTTTTCAATCATGTTAAAGGCATCAAGAAATATCTGGTCTTTAAGAGACCTATTCTGTTTCTTTTCAAGAGCTGCACGCTTGTCATTCATTACCTGTTTAACAGATTCATGCGCAGAGCCATCTATCATCTTTTTAATAGTAACTGCAATAGGTGTGGATAGTCTAATTCTACTTACCTGTGTATCACCGCCAGCTTCCTTCCACAAAGGTTCAACAAACTTCTTTACTTCTGCATTTATAAGCTTACGTACTTCTTTACCAGACAAACCTGCATTATCTGGGTCATTTTTAACTCTTTCAGTAATATCAGCAATCTGGTCTGGATACTGCTCTTTAATCTGATCTTTAAGTAACTTATTTATTTTACCTTTCTTAAACAGAGAAGCAACAAACGGGTCTGTACTATCAAACTCATCATCTAAATCAAAGTCATCAGGCACAATACTTTGTTCACGCATATTACGCTTTGCTGTTTTTTTGTCCTGCCTTGCTGTCTCAATAAACTCATCACGTTCTTTACGTTTATCTGTAAGAGCTTGTTCAGCTTTTTTCTGGTCATCAAATAAACCAGTTCTACCTTGAGGTAAACTTGGTTTAGGAGCAGGTTCATTGGCTCTACGACCACGTACTGCATTTAGATCATCTTTTGTACCTGGTTCTAATGTGTCAGCTGGCTTTGCTGTTGCTCCTGATGGTACTGTATCAGGGTTTACAAGTGTCTCTTTCTTTGCTCCTGAGTCAAATTTATTAGTATTAACTGCGTCTAATACACCGCTGCTTATTTTAGCCATACCACTTTTCCTCCAGTATATAGATAATTTTACACCAGGACCTTTTCTTTGTAAATGTAACTTAATTTATATACCTACAGCATTCCACATTGCATAGCGCATACATGGTAATAAATCAGGATGGAATACTTTCTCATCAATTTCACTATATATTTCACCGTTAGGACCACGTAACAATATTGTAGATTCACATTCCTTAACAATCTTAGAACCTTTTAAGAACAGAAGACGTCCTGTACGCATAAGTTCATCAATCTTGTCCCACATAATCTTTTTATCAGTCTTGTGAGCATTTGCAATCTGCATTGTTAAAGGTGCCAGGAACTCATAATCATCGTCCTTAAAGTTTACATTCAAGCCTAATTCCTGGGTTACATGCTGGTCATTATCATCTGCATCCCACAATATTCGCTTGTTTGCCTGCTTAGCTTCTTCTACAGAATGGAACGGACCAAAGAATTCAAGTGCCTGCAACCATGCTTTTTTAACTTGCATTTTTAAATATTCTAGCTGTGAAATCTTGTAGTCACCAATATCCAGACGATTAAATTTACACTCGAAGAACTGATAACCTTTACCTTCGTCATCAGACCATGCAACACCGAATATTGCATCATTGTCTGAACACCCATAATCAAGACCAAAGAATATACGTGAAATCTTCCATGCAGGAATTCCTTCCTGAGGGTCATATACTTTGAAATTAGGATAAAGAATAAGGTCATCATCATATGCCCATTCACCAAGATATTCTCGTCTCGCGAACGGTGAATCCCATGTCAAACCTTTTTCTTCAAGTACCTGCTCAACATAAGACTCACGTGCTGCTACATCAACTGGATGTGGATTATCACGCCATGTCCATGTGAAATGTGGAACTTCCCAAGTCTTCCAAGCCATTTCACCATAAGTATTTTTAACCTGTGGAGGTGTACCTGCACAAAGGAATTTGTAATCATCAGCGTAGTCCATCTGCATAGGCTGAAGTACTTCACGCTGAAGATATTCCAAAAGGTCAGACTTCAAATGGAAAAACTCGTCAATAACAATAACTTTTGCTTTGTTACCACGAATCTGGTCAGGGTCTTTTGTGTTAGACAAACCACGGACAAGTATTTCTGAGCCATTGTCCATTCGCCTCCAATTGAATCGTTTTCCTTTCTTGTCCTGAAGATGACATTTCTCAACAATTTCATTTGCTGCTGAGTCTATAAGTCCTTCAGATAATTCCATAGTTTCACCAATATAAATACATTTTGTATTTGGTCGTCGCATACATTCAATAAGAAGACACGCAACTAACATATGAGTATTATGTGTTACAGTATAATCAGACAATAGCAATCTACCGTCACCATCAAGAGTGAAACCAGCATAATCTCCTTCTCCAACAGGTATAACATAGAAGCCATAATCTAGAGACTGTGTAGAATCTTTAGCCTGTTTTCTAGGACATCTACAAGGTATTTCAGAACGTTTACCTTTAATAAACACACTGAATACCTCTGTAGTTTGCAGCGTAGAATGAGCTTCAGACCGGTATTTTTTTACCTGCTTATTTACTGTTGTTCTAAAACCAAGAGAATCACAGAGTTCTACAACTGTATCCACGAGTACTCTATCTGTATTATAGAAACCTAAGTTACCTCGTTTATCCAAACAGCCATCTGAGTCTATAAGGCCCGCAAGTAACTGTAATCTGTTTTCAACAGAGTCTATCAAGTACTCTTGAGGTATGTGCTTATTGCCTTCTATATTAAGACGGCGCATTTCTTCAGGCAATATTTTACCAGATTTAATAACTACTTCACAACATTCACCTGCTGAATGATTCTGGTATCTTACATTAACTTCAAAACCATTCTTATCACAGTAATCAGTTATGGCTGACATTATTTCAGGTTCATTTACTCCTACTGCAATTCTAGGATGCACCTTATCACCATCACCTAACCAGAGGCCCAAAATATATGGATCAATGATATGCTGTTTTTCTGGGTAGTCAGTACGTTGACGCATCAAGTTAAAACGGCTCCGAATATATGATGGCAGCTGCAAGAACTCATTCAACGGAATATCATATATTTCACCTTTTTTATACATATCTTTGTATGCTGAACGTGTATTTGACAAATCAGCTGCAAATCGTACTGTCAGCACATGAACTGAGTTACATGTAAAATCAATCCTACATCCTCCTTGATTACTTCTAATACGGTACATTTGGTCTCTGCCTGTTGTTGTGCTTAAAACTTTCTGAGGCTCATTATGTGCACCCATCATTACATCACCTACAACAACATCCTTAGCCATTACTAATGTACCATCGTATTTACGTAACAAAGTATCTGGACTCCAACACTTACCTGCACGACGGGAACAACACACAAGTATTGTACCATTACCTGCATTTAATACGTTCAACTGTTTATCGAACAGTGTATGCAGGATCATGTAAATATTGTATGCGTTGTCATAAGATAATTCTGCAACACGTGACTCTGCTGGACGACCATCTACACGGTCAATAAGATAAATAAGCGCGCGTGTATCTCTATGCATTACTGCATTCATGTATAATGTACGTAACAAGTGATCACGTTTCTTGCCTTCAGTACAACAAGACATTGCAAGATCTGTAATATAATCAAGTTCATACTTTGCCTGTTTAATACGTAATTCAAGAGCTTTTACCTGGTTTTTACCAACAGATATATTACCTTCGTCTGTAGTGATCATACCAGTTAATGCAGCTTGTGTCAATACATTAGTCCATTTTGCATAAGACATCTCTACACACATCAGTGCATATTCAGGGTCTTTCTGTACAAATTCAAACACAGGTACATGATGTGCTGCCGCTATTTCATATATAGAATCAAGTCCCTCATCTACCTGATCACGCATATCAGACTTATACCAGGGTAGTTTAACGTCTTCCTGGAACATCTGACGTGATAATTCTGTAAATGACACATTTAACACTGCATCTTTATCTTTATGCTGCTCTTGTACTGCAAGCTCTGTTGTATCACTCATACATACTTCCAATAATCTTCTTCACTTTCTATTATGGCTTTACCTAACGCAACACCACACCACACATTACTTATATTAATAATGTAATTAATATAAATCTACAAAACCTCATAATGAAATTCGTTCATTATTTTCTTAAACTCTTCAACACGTTCAGCTGGAACACGAATCTTAAGTACCACAGGTCTCTTAGGATCTGTTTCTACGGCTTGTGGTTTAGCCTCTTTTGCTTTCACAGGTTTTGACACAAACTTAGCGATACTTGGGGCCTTGTAATCAGGTATTGACACACAGAACTGCTTTACACCAGTCTTTGTAATCTTACCATAAGCTGAAGTAATCTGCAATAATGCTTTACGTGCTCCATCTTCTGTATCAGCGTTCACATAGATAACTGGCCATTCTTCAGTCAACATAGATGGCTCGTCAACTGCTAATTTAATCAATGCTTCCTTGCGGCCATGTCCATCAAGAAGGTAGTTCTTGTCATCATGCTTCCATATTGCAAAAGGCATCATCAATCCTTCATTAATTAAAGACTCTGTCAATTCTTTAATATCCTGTGGTGTTCGTTTCTTAAGATTACCTTGAAATGGCACCATATCTGTCAACTTTAATGTTGAGTCTGATTCACAATTAATTTTGATCATATTTCTGTCTCCTTTTATTGATCAATGTACTATGTCATCTTATACTAGTTTATTGACCAGATAAATGCCACAAAAGTCTGATCAATTAAAATTCAATTAAAATCTGGACATTATATAGAAGGAACTATACAAAAACAGTTCAAATTGAACAAAAAACAATGCTACTATTAGTAATAACAGGTACAAAGCGAGACTCGGGCACAGTAACAATAGCAGGTTCGCAACACCAACAACCAAAATGGGACTTGAAACTTGCTTCATGGTCAAATTTATGAATGTACAAAAAAATTTCATGTGAGTCATTTTTTACATTTTAAAATAAAAATTTTTTTCCTTTTAAAGTTGTAAAAACACACATTTAAAAAGCTTTTTGGTACATTCATACGAAAAAATTTGAACAAACTACTAGGTAAAAGTTCCAATTTTAGCTGTTATTGTTGGTAATTTTATCTGTTGAGAGGCTTGTAGTGTGTTTTGATCAAAGAACACTTGTCAGTTTCTTGATTTTTTTACTTATGAATGTACCAAATTTTTTCACGACAAAATCTCAAAAAACGTCATAAAAGAGATTTTGTACATTCATAAGAAACTGGACAAAAGTGGAACGTTCGAGAGTGTCTTTTGGTCGTGAGCCTTGTTACTTGTGGAACGTTCTTGACCACTTCTGAGCTCGGCTCGAGAACCACTGAGCAAGATAAAGCCATTGCTATTGAAAGCTGGTAGCAAGCTGCCTGACTTTTGTCCAGTGAGGTTTTTCTAGGTTTACAGATAAAAAAATTCCTGTGCCTGGAAATGTATTACAAGTCCTGGTTTTATTAGTGTAATATAATAGGATATATAAGTAAATTATACCCTGCTGTATGTCCGGATTATGCCCGTTTCTTGACCCAGTGAACTAGGCCCAAAGTCTCTGTGTGAGATATGCCTGGCACTTAAGACAGGAAATGGGAGGTATATTATGAAAACAGTAAAGTTCAATTTTGGTGGCAAAGCTTGGGAAGTAGAAGCAAACAACTCTGGTTGGATAGCTCCAGGGGCACCTAAGGAATTAGTAGAGCTCTTGAAGAAAGCACCTCGTTCTGGATTCACTAGTAAGGGTGTGCCTATCGTGAAGTCAGATGATGATACTAATATTTACCTTGGAGCAGCAGACCTTCGTAACGAGGGGGAATCTATCCACCAGGCTGGAGGCTCTGGTTCAGGTTCTGGTACCACAAAACAGGCAACTACAGTTCCATTGGCAATTGCCAAAGAAGCTTTGGGTCTTAAAGGATTGTCTAAGGAAGCTAAGGAATTCTTTAAAGGTATCGTTCAGGAAGCAGAAAAGGAACAAAAGGCCAAACTTGACAAGGCCCTTAAAGCAATGATTGATGCAGGTATCTCAGAGGAAGTTGCAAAGAAAACACTCGGCCTGTAGGAATGTTCTTGACCCGATAATCTTGTGGAGTTATCCATGACTTGTCGGGTCTCTGAACGAGAAAAATAGTGATAACTAGTAGTGAGGTAGTAATATGGCTGAGATGTATATTAAATATAACCCTGATACTATAGGTCAGTACCTTAAGGAATATTATATTCAATTCATATACTGTGGCATGGTGTTGCTAAGAAAACGTGGTATTAAATAATTAATTTATGGCCTAATAATTAATGATTATTAGGTCACTGATTAAATATTTAATAGTCAGGTACCTCTGACTGTCTAATAGGTATGTCATACTAGTCAGACAGCAGATAAACCTGGTTAAGGATATAAAGATGAGTAAAATCTTTAGAAATGGTAATACCTATGCTGTTGTGGAACATGCTAGGTATCTTGGTTACATTTGTATCGATGGTAAAGAAGAGCATATCACTAAACGATATAATGTAGAAAACACATTAAGATGTCTTGAGACATTAGAAAAGTTAACAGGTAAAGGAGGCTGGAAATGGATAGCTTAAAAAACAAAAGAGCTTGTGCATCACACAGAATTATGGTTTCTGTAGACAAGGTAGAACATTACAAGAAAGTTATTGCACAGAACTGTGTAGATACTTATGAATATTGTGAAGCAAAGATTGCTCTAGACAGTATTATTCCTGAGTGGTTGCATAATAAAGCTTGGTTGATTGCTAAAGAAATAAAATTTATGGAACAGATATTAACTGCTACAGGTCATGAGTGGCATGAAGCTCTTGACGAAGTTCTTGACGAAGTAAGAAGAAATCTTGATACGTTGGAGTAAGTATATGGATAGCTTAACACTAAAATTTGATAGCAATGAGCAGCTACGATCTATTGCCGGATTCATTGAATCTATTATTAATGTGTATAATAAGTCGTCCTTGGATACAATAAAATCATTAAATAGTAAGCTAGAGTCAATTGACTCTGAAACTATGCTAAATGTTGATTTGTCTAATGACGAAATGATTTTATTAGGCCATATATGTGTTATACTTAGTTGCATTGGTGCTGACGAAGTTATTGCAGGATGCAATGTTTCATCTAAGATAGCAAGAATTATCACTGCTAAATCATAGGAGGTAATAAAATGGATGCTCTTAAACCTAGAACAATTCATGCACTTGAACATGTTATCTGTGTATCTGAAGATTTACTAAATGTAAAGATTACACAGAACCTTGAAAAAGAAGAACTGGTTATTGAGGACCAGAATCATGAACTTGTGACACACATGAACTGCACTATGAATTCAGTGGGTGCTACAATCCGTCAGGTATGTAAGCACATAAATAACAAAACTTTATTTAGCTATGAGGAGGATTACACAATTGGATGCTAAATTAAACTATAATCAGATTATAATCGATGCTTCTAACAGGTTCCATGCTATTGTTAATGCATGTATGAATAGCAAAGACTACCCTACAATTGCTGGACTGACATGTTCTTCAATGTATAGCAGTGAAGAAGACATACCAGCAGAAAAAGAACATCCTGTTCTTGACCAAGATTTCTGTTTCAGGTATAGAAGTTATGCTTTTAAACTTTCATCTTGCAACAACATTACTAATAAAGAGCAGATACTTGGCCTAACAAATGAAAGCTTTAAAGAGTGGTTCCCGAATGGTGTTTTCACAGACAGATATGTTTGCTGGATGTTTGGTTATGAGAACTGTAATGTATATCTTGTGCCTGGTGCTTGGTCTTGGGGTGCAGAAAGTGACCTTAGAGCTTGTGCTGAAGTAAGCCCAGTCATCCTGGAAGCAATTGACAAGTTCCTTGAGACTTTTAAGGAATAAATAATTATTAATGTAACCATGTTTATATAACTGGTTTATATGACTGATTAGTGTAACCTGGTAATTTATATCAGGTTACATTATGGAGGTACTAAATGATTAATGTTGTTTATGTATCAGGTACGTTCTGTTTATTCTACGGAACACGGTTGGTTATTCAGTCTAAGTCACTGGATTATATTACAAAAATGACAGAGGTATTAAAATGAAAGAAAACTTTAACACTATTACAGTAATGGATTATGCTATTAATGAAATCAGGGTATATAGAAATGTAGAAACAGATGACCCTGAGAAATGGTTACAGGAAAATGATGAGCATTGGAAAGAGCACACATGTTATTACATGTATGGTAAAGATACGGAGGTAAAGGAATATGACAACTGTTAAAAAATGGTTAGGTCCAGCACCATCATACTGTGATATTTGCTGTAAACCAATCAGCAATACATTTATTGACGGTAGAACTGTGTATGGTCCTTGGGCTAATATGTGTTGTGACTGTCATTATCAGGTTGGTGTAGGTCTTGGTACTGGGAAGGGGCAAAAATATGAAAGAGACAATGAATCATGGGTCAAAGTCGCAGGATAAACCTTGGACTAAACAAGAACTGACTGTGTATACTAATGGTACACTAGCATTAGCAAAAGCAGTTATTGAGCAATGGAAAAAAGATGGATGTCCTAAAAGAGACGAGCAAGTTATCAAGTACTGGAAGGAGGTAGTAAAACAGTATGAGAATTAAACAAAAAGAGTTGATTGGTAAAATACCAAAGATTATGTACACAAAGACTTTGTCTAGTCAGTCAATTATAGTCGTTCAAGTGTTTGACAATCCTAAATGTGTCAATATGATTAAAGAAGTGGAAGGTAAAGTTGTTGAAAGACAGTGTTACCCGTTAGATGATAAGCAGTACCAAGAATACATTGATAACTATAATAACTACGGGACTCACTCTCAGGTTAATGGTTTGTTTGCTAATAATATGGCAAACAAAAGTAAAGATAGTAATATGAAAACTTTCTGGAAGAAGTTAAGGAATTATTTATGGAGTTAATAGTAGCTGCTATATTAATGATTGCTGTTATCATATTCTTGATGTACAGTAATTCTGACTACAGACAGGGCTGGCGCAATAGCAAGTTCTTTGATGAGCTTAAGAACTCAGGTAAAACAGAACATGACTTAATTGACCCAGACAAATAAGGAAGTAACATGAATAAAGAGTACATGTTAAAAGAAATTAGAACCCTTATTGCTGAACTACAGAAACAATATCGTTCCTACTTCAGCAATGAAAACAATACAGTTGGTTCTAATGCTTCACAAAGGTCACGCACAAAGCGTGCGCTTGACCGAGCAAAACTTATAGAATATCTGCTTATGTATTGCCCAGACACAATGGTAATAGATGACCAAGATATTTGTGATGCTTTTGATAAATTAGGTAGGTTGTGATCCACATATACCCGGATTGATCTTTGATTGTTTCTGGGTAATGTTAAATTATAACTAAAGGAAAGATAAATGAATAGTAATGAATTAATGAAAGACTTGTATGAAGTATTAAAGACATCTGGTTGGCTTGATAAAGCAACAGAATATTTTCAGGAACATACTGAGAGATTTGAAGACTGTGTATATGGTGATGGCAAGATAGCAAATATAGATATGTCTGTATCATATCAGCCTGAGTCACTCTCAGCTGTAACAAACATGAAGCCTAATGTGTTTGTATCCATTGGGCGTATTAGCACAGATAAACGTGAATTTAATGTATATGATAATGATATGGTAAAGTCACGTACTTGGATTGATGATAATTTAGTAATTAATAATGCTAAAGTTATTAATGACGTAATAAATAAAGAGCTTTGCACACTATAGTATGAGCATGGAGGAAAGAAGTAATGTATAAGACAGAACATGATTTCAGTAAGTCATTCTCAGATAGACTTGCTAAAGCAAGATTAATGATTACAAGAATAGAGTCACACAACACTGGTAACGGAATACCTGATATGTTTGTATGTGGTCGTGGACTTGATACTTGGCTAGAGCTTAAGAATGATCCTAAGCTTTCTATTAAAGACAAAGTAATTAAAGTTGCTTGGAGACCTGGTCAGCTTGCTTGGATGTATACCTACTTCCAAAAGCATATGTTTAAAAACTGTTTGACGATTGTAGCAGCATCGGATGGTATGTTTATAATACCAATGACTAAAGTATTTGTAAATCACCTTGTATATAATCCTAATAGTATAAGTTACGAGGATCTTAAGTGGATAGATATATGTCGTGTACTTGATGCAATGAGTACTTACTGGGTAAAGTGTAACGACGATACTAGAACATATCTAGACATGCTAAACTCGTTTGTTGATGAGTTCTATCCTGGTGTTGATTATGACCCAGAATGTTTATTCAATCCAGACATGCTAGATAAAATAGCAAACACTGAAGTGTTCAACAATGGCAAGCTAGATATTATTATGACACTTGAAGCAACAATTCGCAACAACGACTATAGCCTGAACTAGTTACCTGAAACTTGTGAATGTACAAAAAAACTTTTGATCAAGTCAATTTTATATTTGCTATGCAAAATTTTTCTATTTTCAAATTAAATTCGCTTTGATCAAAACAAAAATTGTACATTCATAAGTTTTGGAGGTCAAGTTCAGTTACCAGCTTGTTGTTGAAGATTGCTTTTAGGGACATGCTGCCTGGTCTTGATGTGTGTTCGTTCTATATAATGACAACACAAAAATGAAATAAGACAAATGAATGTGTGAACCTAAAAATAAACATTAAAAACTTTTAATAAAGTTTGATCAATTTTTAAGTTTTAATTTTGTTTAAGTTATAATTAAAACAAGATTAAATATTAATCAAATCTGGTTTGTATGAACCAGATAACAAAACAAAATAAGGAGACTACTATGGAAAAAGTAGCAAACACAAACGTAAAACCAACAGCACCAACAGCACCAACAGCACCAGCTCAGAAGAACGAACATGCAGCAGACAAAGATGCTGCATTCAAAGCAAAGAAGAAGGCAGCAGCAAAAGCTTTTGCTGAACGCCAGAAAGAAAGAAAAGAAAACCTTGTAAAGTTTGCAAAAGAAGTTATTGCAAACAAAGGTTTCGAGTCACTCTCAGCTGAAGCTAAAAAGTTCTTCAATGACTGTGCAAATCCTGTTGTTCGCACAGCTGGTGGTTCTAACCAGAGCTTCATTAACAAGGTATTCGGTGATACACCAAAAGTTGGTGACAGCATCACACTTCTTGACTACATGAAGAAGACATTCAAGTCAAAAGCTGACCTTGATAAGGCAGTTAAACTCTGGGCTGAAAAAGGTATCGTAGTTGAATTCAAAGCAGCAGCTAACCAGCTTGAATCTACATACACAATCAAAGCTCTTCCTGCAAACAAATAACATCTGATTGATGTTAGAGACCCACAGGTTTTCGGATCTGTGGGTCTTTTTTATTTATTGATCAGAACTTGTTACTTTTAATTTTGTGAGGTATAATATGTTTATAGAGTTACATAAACCTGATAGTTCTGCTATTACAATTAATCTGGATAAGCTAGAATACTTTGTACCAGCAGATAATGGTAAGCATGCAATAATTAGTATACCTAATTATAGCTGGCTGTGTATTAAAGAATCTTATGAACAGGTAAAGGAGTTGATTATAGAATGTCAGAAGAAATAAAGATTGTTACAAGGCAAGAGACTTTTAATGATCTAGCAGTTCGTGAGCTTGCAGAGGGACGTTCTGCTTGTGTGTGTCGGTTACAGTTTGGTAGGTGTGATAAAACGGAATGTGCACACTGTGTAATTGGACAGCAGTATCGTAACTGCTACAATGCAATGAATGATTATGACCGTAACCGTCTGGCTGGTTATGTAGCAAAGCAATATGCTATCGACTCAAAGTATCCAGAACGCTGGATGACACATACTGCTTATGTACGATACTTTAACAAATGGTATGGTATCATAATAGCATTTGTAGTAATATGTGCTTTGATAATTGGTATAGCAGTAGCTGGTCCTTGTGATACACCAAATAAGAAACAAGATAAGTCAATCTCAGGTATAGAGAAGATGATAGTTGTTTCTGTAATGCGGACACAGTTAGATATTAAAGATATGAATCTTGATGGTAAAGTAAACTGTATAGATTATGCCTGTATGTTTAAACGTGTCTGGGATAATTATTTTCCAGAGAATAAAAACTGTTGTACTATTGTACGTAATAAAGGACCTGGTATACATCATCTGTTTATATGTATATGGTGGGAAGGTTCACGTATAGATGTAGAACCTTGGTCAGGTAATCCTTATAAGTATCTTATGACAGATAACTGGGATGAAGTATATAATCCTAACAATAATATATATGGGGAAACTGAGCGGTGGTTAAAGGAGATTAAGAATGAGTGGAGTAGCAAATAATAGGACACAATATCATAATCCTTATGCAAATTTAGCAGCTGCTATATTAGACTCTGGTAAAAGATGCAATGATACAGCATTCTTAGAGTCAGACTGGGCAGATATTCTTAGGGAGATGTGTAGACTTGATAATATTATGTATAATAATAAAAATGTAGTACCACTTGATACAATGGTACATATGCATTCTACACATATGAAAACAAATGATTGATAAGATATATAAGGTAAAAGACCAGAACAGATTTGTAAAGCATTTAGCTGCTTATGAAAATGGTATACTAACTACAGGTGGATTGTATAAAGCAGAAGAGTTAGAGGAGATGCATGGTCCTGTTATAGGTATAACTTATAATGCTGTTGCTTGTACTGAGCTGCCTGTTAGTTGGCATGAGATGCGGTTCCTAGATGACAATGACAAACGTCAGCACATAAAGGAAATATTATTCAATACAGATAAGCCATATCTGATGGAAGATGGCACATTATCACAGGAGGTAACTGAATGAGTAATCAGTTCAACACACATTATAGACCTTGTCCTGCATGCACTTATCCTTTAGCTAAGTGTTCTATTGGTACAGAGAAAGACAATAAAGGAATTAAAAAGGAAATTGTTAGAACTTACTGTACTAACAAAGAGTGTGGATATGAAAAGATCAGTAGGAGAAAAGCTAAATGGCAATAGACCCAAGGTATGGCAATAGTTCAGGATACTTTAAGGATCCGATTACCGAAGAAGATTTAAGTCCAGACACACCACGTGTTGTTCCATGTAGCTTTGAGAATGGTAAGTTCACTTGGCCATGTGTAGCACAGTCAGATGGTGGACAGTTACTGAAGATTGTATACAAGTACTTCACTGATGAAGAGAAGGAACTTTACAAAGCTTATCGTGGTAGGTCATCCTCAGGTACAGAAAGAAAAACACGTGAACCAAAACAACCAAAGCAACAGAAGGTAAAGACTGTAGAGACTGATGAGCCAGATAAACCAAAGAAAGTTATTAAATACTCAGAAGAGTCTGCAGCAAGCCTGGAAACACTTCAGACACTTGCTCAGTGTGATAGGCTATATGGTGTGTCACAAATAGCAGGCATTACTTATGCTTTAGTTGGTGTGACAGGATCTAACGTTGTACATCATATTCCGCGTAGCTGTATTCCTGACGCAGAGTTCGAGAGACTTAATGGAGGTATGGCATAATGCGTATAGTGATAAAAGAATTTAATGGAGGTATGGCATAATGCGTATAGTGATAAAAGAATTTAATGGAGGTATGGCATAATGCGTATAGTGATAAAAGAATTTAA